TATCAACCCACGCCTCTGGGTCGAGATGCCCACGCTTGTCGGCAATCCCGCCCATGTAGAACTTTCCTGTAGGATTTATGCCCGCAGCACGGGCCTGACGGATCATCTGATTCGCTGTGGCTTTTGGCATGGAATCCATCCAATTCCCCGCCAAACGCCCCTCCATAAAGGCTCTGTCCGTGCCCTTCGTTCCCGGAGGCCGCTGCAAAGCACACATCAAGGCCCACCGCTCCCCCTGACCGTCCTCGATCATGGAGCGGTAGTGATCCTGCACATCTCGACCTGCGGCTCGAATCTCAGGCGGGTATTCGATTACTTCGCTCATAGCGGTGGCTGCATCTCTGGCGGAATCTGGGGGATGTCTTGATTTGGCGGCATCGCAGGGGGCGGTGCCTGTTCGGGAGGCGGCTGATCCTGCGGACCCTGCTGCGGAGGAGGGCCACCTTGCGGCTGCGGGGGCGGTGGTGGCGGAATGAGGTACGGCTTGGCGTCGATGTCGAGGCTTTCCGCCCAGTCGGTGAGCAGCGAGTTCAGTGGGTCCACGATTCCCATTGGCACAAGCCCTTGCAGGATCGGCCCAAGCGTCTGGAGTGCCGCCTGCATCTGCTCGACTCGCGTGGCCTTGTTGGGCTTGCGGGCACTGCCAGCCTCAATGCGGTACTCGAACTCCCGTGCCACAACGGCGGGGTCCATCGTCTTGATGTGCTGTTGCCACGCAGCCGCACCTAGAGGGCCGATGATCGGCTCCACGTCTTTCGCCTCAAGCAGCCACCGTGCGGCAAACGCCTCACGGCGAGCAAGCAGGCTCATGGAGTCTTCGAGCCGGTTCGCCATGTCGTCCGGGCGCACGCTCAGTTGCTCAGCCTTCACGCTCGCCTCTGTGGCACTGCGTATCTGGCTGGAGGTCATTGCGTATGCGAGTTCAGTGAGTCCGACTCGCTTGTCGAACATGGATGTCACGGCCTCGACAATTTTCCACAGTTCCGGCGACACTTCCGGCAACTGGAACACACTGATGAGGTCGTTCACGCTGCGGCCTAACGTCTCGCTGATCTCGCAGACCTTGAACCCCTTCTCGCTCTGGGCAAGGATTTGATCCTTGATGTCTGCGTCCGCCGCCTTCGACACACCAATCAGCGTTTCGCAACTGGTGGCAACACGCTGAGCGATGAACGACAACGCGAAGTTGATGAATCGCAGTTCGCCAATTCCGGGCTTGATGTGGCTGATAGGCCAGATGTATCCCGGCTTCCGGTGGAAGTCGAGACGCACAAACGGCCATCCATTTGGCTCTGCCCAGAACGGAATCGGCCATTGCACAGAGCGGAACAGGCTGGCGGGAATCCCGGTCGCCTCGTCCACCTGCTCCTCAAGCGTTGAGGGCGGCATGTTCAGTGGGTGCGGAATCCCCTCGCACACCACGATGTAGCAGTTCTGCCCCACGCTATCGAAGGCACCAACGATGTCCTTCGGCATGTCACGCAGCCGGTCACCAAGCCCCGTCTTACTCCAGATCTTCCAGTAGGTGACAAGTTCGTTGCTCTTGCCAACGCGGCGACCCTTGTACGGGTACTCCTCGTCGCTGAAAATCTGGTCGTCCGACTCCCGGTCGATTGGCTTTGCACCGTCGAGGTGCCCCTTCAGTTGGTCGCGATCCAGACCGTACTGAGCGGCAACCGTGTCGATGGGATGCACGCAGCGTCGGGCACACCACGTAATGTCCTCGATCTCTGTGGCATCGGGGTCCATCGTGAAGTTGTCCACGCTGTCCGCAAACGACCCCACGACACTGAGGTCACTGCCCGGAAGCGTCAACATTTCCGTCCACCACAGGCCCATGCCCTTGATGATGGCTTCGTCAACGACACGACGGCTGTGGGTCTTGAGGTCGAGTTCGTTCGGCGTGTAGTTCAAGTACCGCTCCATGAGAAGCGATGCCGTCTTGCGGGTTGCCGTACGCTGGACGGTTTCTTGAGCCGCCTGCTGGTAGACCATCATGGATTGATCGTCCACGACGCCGACCACCTCAGGCTCCACAAACGGATACTTGGCAGGCGTCACCGTCCGCACCGGATTGCGGTGATAGATGACGCTGCCAAACAACTTCACGGCCTCGAAAACACGATTACACTGCATCCGAAATGCGGGGGGTGCAATCGAGCGGTTGTAACCGTACTCGTGACGCGAGTAGGTGTCCTTCCAAAACCAGTTGTGCGGCCCATCAAAGAAGCACATCGCCTCCTTCGCGTCTTCCGTGAAGGGGCGCTTGTGCTTAAGCGACAGTTCGATCTTCTTCAGCCACCCTGTCGCAATCGCTTTGAGGGCGTCCTCACCCGTTCTTGTTTCCACCGTTTTGCTTCCTTGCAATAGCCAACTGCTCAGTCAATCCAGCGACTTGAGCCATCATGCCGTCCAGTTTCCGCAACTGTGCCGTCTGCGGGGCGTACTCCCACGCACCCCACTGCCGCCATTCGGCGTTCTCCTGCAAGCCCGGATCGTCCCGGTGGCGCACAGAAGGCTTTTCCTGAAATCCGGTGTAGGGGCTGAACACCAGCACGTTGACCGTGTTCACGCCCGGACGCTGGGAAATCCAGCCAATCGTCGGCTCAGCGCACGAAAGGGGATCGTGATACCAGTACACGCAGTCACCGATCTTGAGCGGTGGCGGGCTAAAAAGTTCGGCTTCCATACTTTGCTCCTGACTGTGGGCCTAAGAAAATGAAGTCGTCGGCTTCTGCTGCAAGACGCTTCTTGCGCTTCCGCATCCACTCGACGTACCATGGTTCATCACCAGCCTCAATTTTGGGCTTGTGGTAGCGAGGTCGATAGGCACACAGATATTCGAGACACTGGCAAGCATGGACTTCGCCCCTCGTATTGGGCTGATCTGTGACGATATAGGCTCCCGCCACCAACTGAGTTTTGTGCTTGTACCGACGAAGTTCTCGCTCCAAGTCCGGGCAGGAGCCTCGCAGTATCCGCAGCGAAGGGCGTCCTTCCGGGCGGATGTGCAGGTAGTTCCTCACCGCTGACATGCGGGCCTGTACGTCGTCGCAACCCGCCAGAAAACTGTGACCCGTCGTCTCGCTGCGGACGTTCTGCTTCTTCAGTTCTTCCGTATAGAGTTCGACAGGCAACCGGCCCGACCCAATCTCACGCAGCCGCCCACCGTGCATGTCGATGATGAACGAGTAGAAGTTCTGGCCCATGCACTTTTCCCGCATCTTCTCGCCAAATATGATGGCGTTGCAGTTGCGGATATAGAGTTGGTCGTAGATGAGCAGCATCGACTCGTCTGGCGGGACGGCACCAAACAAAACGCTGGTGACGGCATGGCCCGGATCAATCGCCGCATAGCGGCACCAATCCGGCGGAACCGTGTTCATCTCAAGGTCGCTACGCTCATACCCATGAACGTGCATGGCGAACGTGGGGTAGCACAGGATTGAGTCACTGATGAACTCGCCCTCGCTACGCATCCGCAGCACGTCTTCGCCCAGCGCAGACCACGCTTCGATACGCTTCCGCTTCTCGTCATCTGGGATATGCGGGTTATCCAAAAACCGGAGAACGAACTTCACGATGTCGGGATGCTCGACGCCTTGCTCCACGAGTTTGTCGGCACGCTCTGCAAGCGACTGCAACGAGTCGTTCTTGCTATGTGGCATGGCACTCCAAGACAGCACTCCGCGTCGGTCAGAAAGGCGTGCCTGCATTTCAGGAATCCACGCATCGCCGTTGTTAACGTCCTCGTCTACGTGGACCCTGTTGGCCTGCCAGCCCTGCGGAGGCTCTCCCTCAGACGAGAAGAAGTAGATCTGCCAGCCGTTCGTCAGAGTGCAGGACTGGATGTAGCGGGCTGACTTCAGAATCCACGACTTCTTCGCAACCATGCGTGGAGGAATCAGCGGCGGTGCTGGCTTGGCCTCCCTCTCGCGTGACGCATCAGTGGCTGGGTTGTACGCACGCCACTCGCCGGTCTGCTCGTCCTTGATGATCTTGAACGCACCCGCCATGAACAGCATCGGGTACACGACGAGG